ATCGGGACTACTGCGCCAAATAGAAAGCTAGAAGTTTATGGAGCGACAAGTTCGTACCTCATGCGTTTGCATAATACAACAGCGGGTGGCGAATTTTTAGAAATGATTGGCGATGCTGGTAATCCAGTTTGGCAATTTCAATCTGGAGGAACTGGTGGTGAAGGGTTAATTAAAGGATACAATGATAACGTCCAAAAAGTACAAATAGCCGCAGATACGGATCATCCAACATATTTCCTAGCGAGCGATGTCGGCATCGGGACTACTGCGCCCGAATCAAAACTACATATTAGAACTGGTACGGGGGGTGCGGCATCAGTAGCGAGTGTTGATTTATTAACTATTGAAAATGATGATTATTCATATATTAATTTAATCACAGCTGCTGGTGCTAATGCTTCGGCTGGTATTATTTTTTCAGATGACGTACGGGCAAGGGGTTATATTGAATATGTTCACAGAACTAGCAGTGTAGATCAAGATTATCTAAAGACAAATGTTGCTGGTACTGAAGTAATGCGTATTATTTCCGATGGCAATGTCGGCATTGGGACTGATTCGCCGTCTGCAGTATTAGATATTCGTGGAGATGACAGTACTTCTGCTGGAAGCGGTTTAATAATTGGTCAAGATGCTTCAACTGATGGTGGCACGACACTCGTTCCAAACGCTTGGCTTAAGTTTTATCTAAACTCTATTCGTAATGGAGCAATGATAAAAGCGGGTCGTGATAATACTTATGGTTCAGCGTCTCATGCTGACGGTAATCTTCAGTTCCATACAGCCCTTGATGATACGCTGGCAGAGCATATGCGGATTACATCTGACGGCAATGTTGGTATAGGAATAGATTCTCCCACCGCTCAATTACATATTGCAGGTTCCGATGCTACTGACCAAGTAATAATTGAAAACACGGACGCCACTTCGGCTTCAGCACCAGATTTAATCTTATATAGAAAGTCTGCTAGTCCTGCTGCAGGCGACAATATAGGGCTTATACAATTCCGAGGTCGAAACGATAATTCACAAGACGTAAATTACGCTTCTATATTAGCTAATGCGGTAGACGAAACTGATACAACGGAAGATACAAAGCTTAGCTTTTATACTTATGTTGAGGGAACTGAAACTGAATCAGTAGTTATTAAGAGTGGCAATGTCGGCATCGGGACTGCTTCGCCCGATGTTAGGCTTCAGGTTGAAGATAGTGCAGCGGGAAGCAATGTAGATGTTCTGCAATTAACCAATACGAGCAATAGCGCAAACTCAAGCGTAGGTATGGAGTTTTTCTCCGCAAACGCACAGTTCGCCTATATTAGAGGAATAAGAACATCCGACTCAAACGAAGGGATACTAACTTTAGGGGTTAGAAGTGGGGGTTCGGAAACTGATACCTTAAATTTAAAAGGAGGCAATGTCGGCATCGGGATTACTGCGCCAGCTTCTCCGCTTTCCTTGAAGGGAGCGGCAGATAGTGGCTTTAGATTATACAAGTCCGATGGAACAACGCTAATTGGAAAGATGGAGGGAACGGGAGCGGAGCATGGGACGTTATATCTCAACAGCAATGCTGCGGCAGCAAAGATAGCTTTTGTTGCTACTGGCACTTCTTATATTCAAGGCGGTAATTTAGGGTTAGGGGGGGCTAGTGCATCCGAACAGCTACAAATTCATAATGGTAATATTCTGCTAGATAATGGTCAGCAGTTACAATGGGGAGACGCAAACAACGCAATATTTGGAAGTGCGGCAACTGATTATGTTGCAATTAAAACTAATGGCAACGATAGACTTACAATAAAGTCAGACGGCAAGGTCGGCATCGGGACTACTGCGCCAGACGGGTTGCTTCATGTAACCAACACTACTTATATTGATGCTACAACTAATACGGGAACATCCTCTGCGTTAATCTGGAGGCGACTTGATAAAACTATAGTGGGTCGTATCGTTTCTGATACCACGAATTTAAAAACTCAATTTTGGGATAACAATAGTGCTGTTTTAACTATTGGCAGCGATCAAGTCGGCATCGGGACTACTGCGCCTTCTCAAAAACTTCATGTAAACGGTGCGCTTTTTACGTCAAATCAGCTAACATCCCCCGGTTCGGCTGGTACATATACATACAATGCCGGGGCGGTGGATTACTCATCTAATGGCATGAGGTTGTGGTCATGGGGAGATGCAACCAACCGAGGCACGTTTAGCTTCATACAGTTAGAAAACGATGGGCAGAACCAACAAACGCCTTTGTTTATTGCTTCTGACGGCAATGTCGGGATCGGCACAGCCAGCCCTTCTACAAAGCTTCACGTAGCAGGAGACATGCGTTTAACAGGAGGTTTTCGTGATAAAGATAATTCTCTAGGAAGTGCTGGTAATGTTCTAACGTCAGATGGAAGTGAGACATATTGGAGCGCCGCGGGTTCGGGAACTATAAGTGGTAGTGGTACAGATAATTATGTACCAAGGTTTAATGGAACTAGTGCTTTAGAAAATTCAGCAATTTATGATAATGGTTCAAGCAGAATTAGCTTAGGTTCACCAATAAACACCAGCCCGTGGCAAGCGCTTCATGTTCAAAGCACTGGTAATCAATTCAGCGACGGCGCTAGTGGAAATAATAACTACAATGTTGTTATAATCGACCAAAACGCGTATACCAGCAACTACGGTGGAGGTATATTATTCGGCGGTAAATATAATAATGCCGGAAACACAACAACCCTTGCGATGGTTTCTGCTTCAAAAGTAAATGGAGACGGTAACTTCGGCGGCAAGGTTCATATAGGAGGTAGAGAACATGGCACTTCAAGCATAGCAAAAGTTCTTACTGTTACTCATGGCAGTGTCGGTATAGGGACTACTGCGCCAATAGGCACTTTAAATGTCAGGGGAGCAGACCAGACTAAACAACTAGTAATCTCCAACTCAACTTACGAGTCAGGCACTTTTGACAATGAAACTGGCATTTGGTTCAAGGGAAATTCTTCCACAGATGATGAGAGAGCCAAGGCAGCTATATTCCTAAAAGGTAAGGCTGACTATGGTGTTGGCGATTTAGTATTTGCTATTGACGGTGGTGCAAACAATGACAATGCGGTACTTGCTGATGAAAAGATGCGAATCATGTCTGACGGAAAAGTCGGTATCGGGACTACTGCGCCGGGAGCGCCTCTTGAAGTGAGTGGCGCGGGAGGTATTAGATCAACGGCCTCTTCAGTTCCAAAGATACAGCTAAAACGATCTGGGAATGTAGTAGCCAACGGAAACATAGAGTGGCTGGGTAGTGACAATTCTGTAGATTGGGACATTAGAGCTAACTACGATGGTGGCGGGAATAATTTTAATATAAGAGAAGGAACTACTTCTAGGCTTTATATTAAGAGCGCCAATGTTGGCATAGGGACTACTAACCCAGCGGCCCAGCTTCACGTTGGTAACGGTAATCAGTCACCATCAAATACAATGGGAAGTCCGGGCGTTTTCGTTGAAAATTCTGGCACTAGTAATTTATATACGGCGTTACAAGTTAAAACTGGAGGCGGACTTGGTTTTGTAGTAACCAACGCTGCCAATGTCGGTATCGGGACTGCTGCGCCGGGTGCGCCTTTAGTTGTAGCGGGTAGTGGAGACAATGCCCGAATCGGCAGCGCATCAGATGGTGTCGTAATAGCTCACGGTTCAGGCTTTGGCTATATTCAAGGGACTGACATTGGAGGTTCTGCTTATAATGGGTTAAGGTTTCGGACAAGCGGAAACTACGCTTTAACCATAGACACAAGCGATAGAGTCGGTATTGGGACTACTTCGCCAAGGAGCCTTTTGGAACTTGGGTCTGACGGGCTTCATATAGATGATAATTATGGAATAGCGAATTTCTTTGGGGGGATGTATTACAATGGTAGTAGCATGGTTCGTACTGCTACTGGCACTCGTAAAGCTGCGGGAATGTATGTCAATACGGGTGGTCACATCCAATTTATAACCGCTCCAGAAGCCAGCGGGACTACTGCTACCGAATCAATAAAGTTTCACATTGATAATGTCGGTGATGTCGGTATAGGGACTACTTCGCCAGCGGCAAAATTTCATGTCACTCATGCCACATCGGGCGATTGGACTAGCTTCATGAACCACACCCACGCCAGCGGGGGCTGGGGGTTGCTTGTTAAAGCAGGGAGCGGTGGCAACTCAATACTGGAAGGGCGTGATAAGGACGACAATGTTCGCTTTAAAGTGCGGGGTGACGGCAAAGTCGGCATCGGAACTACTGCGCCGGGAGAGTTGCTTCAGGTTGGTGACGGCACCGTTAATGGCACTTCGGTTAAAGTAAGTTCAGCTAGTTGGGCGCAATTAAAATTAATCTCTCCTAATACAAATGGCGCATACATAATGTTTGGTGATCCCGAGGACGAAGATATAGGGAACATTTTTTACTATCATGGTTCTAACGCGAACTATATGTCGTTTACTACTAATGCGTCAGAACAATTGAGGATTACTTCTGACGGCAATGTCGGCATAGGGACTACTGCGCCGGGGTTTCCGTTAGATGTTGCAAGTAATACTGGTTTTAGAATTGGGCCAAGTTCAAACGCTTTATTATTCAGGGGAGATCAGGGCGGAGGAGATTGGAATATTGATGCGACTCACGGTGGCGCACATATATATTTAGCTTTTGGTGGGACAAGGACTCATGTATTTAAGGAGGACGGCAAAGTCGGCATCGGGACTACTGCGCCGGGGGCAAGACTTCATGTGGTGCAAACGGGTTCTGACGAAGCATTTAGAATAGATGGTGCGTCTGGCGGTTTCGCAATGGTTGTCGAGGGTGGGTCTGCCTATAATACGAAGAT